AGCAAAAGTAACATTCTGTGTTCCTGTAGGTATTTCTATAACATCTGCATCTGCATCGTTTTTAATTGTAACGTCATTAGTAGAGCCTTGCCCTGTAAGAATAAGTCCTTCGGCTGCTGTATAACCCATCGCAGCATTGTCACCAGCAGAAGTATCTCCATCAGCATTTACCGTTGCGGCTGTTACGTCTCCCACAATATCAACACTAGTGCCACCTGTTGCTATTGTAATAACATCTGCATCTGCATCGTTTTTAATGGTGACATCATTGGTTGATCCCTGTCCTGTAAGAATAAGTCCTTCAGCAGAAGTATAGCCTATTGCAGCATCATCTCCTGCTGCTGTGTCACCTGTAACAAGAAGAGTACCTGCAGCAGTAATATCACCTGTTGAAGTAATAGCTCCTGAAGCTGCTATTGCTGCAGTTGTAAGTGATCCAGTAAAATTATTAATAGCTTCTTCTACATTTGTACCATCACAAAACAATATAGATGTAGTGCCATTAGGTATAGCAACTCCTGTACCAGAAGCAGTTTTTAAAGTAGCAGCTTGGCCCACAGCATTTTTGACAATATAAATTTTTGAAAGTGCAGGACATATAACAGTAGCTGCATTAGTGCCTAACTGATCTCCTGTATCAGTAAGACTAAGCATTGCTGCTCGAGACTCTGCTGTAGTGCCATCTGCTGTTGTGAGTGTGTGAGAATTAGTAGACCAAGTATTAATAACACTACGCCCTGCGATAGCCTCCTCAATCATAGTAGTTATATTATCGTTTACTACCGTACCCCAAGATCCATCTAGCTCTCCCTGAGTAGGTTTAGCTAATTTAAGTAGGGTTGTGTATGTTGTTGCCATTTATTTAACCTCTTACAATAACTGTTGTCACAATATAACAGGATATATGTTAAAACACACTAACATCTTGCCAATTTGGTGTTTGAGAAGTGCTTATAGCCGCGTAATTTGGTGTTTGGCTTGTATCTACATCGGACCAAGTACGTTCATCACCTATTACCCCTGTTGCAAACACGCCTGTTGGAACTATAAGTACACCACCTCCTGCAGTTACAGTTCCTAATGCAGAAGTGCCAGCAACTCCAGTTACAGCAAAACTAACATTAACAATAGCAGTTACACTACCTAGTCCTGTAGTTCCTGCTAGACCTGTAGCAGTAACAGGAAGTGCGGTGTTCCAAGCACCTTGACCCCAAGTACCTCTTCCCCAACCTCCTAAACCTGTGTTTGACATAACTTAAATATACTCTACGCTATTCGTATAATAGCTGAACTATTATTACTAGTTGGAAACTGAACTACAAAACTGCCCCCAGTAGAAATTTTATCTGCTCCAAAATCTAATACAGCTACAGCCGGATTACCAGAACCAGAGTTACGATATATTAAAGCTCCTCGAGCAGTAATTGTTGCGCTACTCCACGTAACATCAGAAAAATCAAGAAAAGCAGTAGTTCCAGATCCTCCATCAGTGGGAGCTGTAGCTATAGTAAGGCTCTCACCTCCTGCTGTGTACCCAGTACCAGACACTTCGTTACTTGTGGTATAAGCAGTTGTAGCTGCACTTAATGTAGCGCTAGAAGTGTAAAGAGCGATTTTAAATGTATCATTTGTATTACTACTAAAATCCATTTCACCGTCTAAAAGAGCAACTTTAAAAGAAGTCGCCATTGCCTGTGTTATTGCCATAATATACTCCTAACTCACCGATTGTCGGTACTGACCTGAACGATATGTATCTTCTCGTAACTTACCATCAGCAAGATTCTTTAACAGGCCAATAGATTGTAAATATAATTTTTCATAATTAGCTATAATATCCGGCTCACCTTTCATAAACCGGATAGCTTCAATCAATGCTCCATTTAACAATGCGGAGTCAAAATTATCCCCTAACCATGTAGTACTAGCTGTAACAATAGAAGTAGGGTAATACCCGTAATGAAGTTCTACTGTATACCCACTATTTGGTGTTGGTCCTAGTATAATAGCTGTATCAGAAAAAAGCGCGTAATGCGCGGGTACACCTGTTGTTGCAGGGTTTGGATAAGCCTCACGTATAAAATTAACATCTTTATTTAAAAGATACGTATACACACCGCTACTATCTAAAACAGCAAGGCTGTACGTGTATAAAAAATCTGACGGGAGCGCTAAATATTTATTAGCATTTGTCAATGTGCCTGTTTGATTCCTACGTAATGCAGGTATTTGCACAGTGTTGTATATTTTTTGCTCTGCTTGGTCTGTAAACATAGCAAGCTGATCTGCTGTAAAAGTCATTTCGCAGATGTCTTCTATATTTGTTTTTAATTCTGTGTAGTTCATATTCTAATCAAACCTCTAAGAAGTAACTACTACAACTTGCCCTGTAGATCCAGTAGCAACTAGATCATCAGGAGTTAAACCAAAAGGATCAGTACCATTACCAACAGGATCCCAACCCCATTGTATGCCCCTACTACTATTACTACCAGATTCTCCAAGACTTGTATCTGGTCTTGGATCTCTTATTGCTTGAGGATCACTTACTGGATACATCCCTAATTTAAGTTGTGGATGGTCAGGATCAAAGCAAGTAGGACACGCTTTTAAATTTGTAGAAAAACCTTTTCTAACTAAAACATTTAATTGTGAAAGTTTGTACTGAAACCCACATATATCGCACATAGCGATAGCTTTTCTAGAAGATGCAAATTTTGTACCCATTAGTACACCCTAATAATACGAGGCGTGAAACTTGCAGAAGTCTTATCTCTATCTTCTCCTGCAGCTAACTCAAATTGTTCTTCATATTCAGTCTTTAACATAGGTAATCTAGAAACGAGTTCAGGATCTTTCATTGCATTTTGATACGCTAGCCCTGCTACTAAACAAGGTAAGAACCTAAAGTTCATATCTGCAGTTTCTACACCATTACCAGCATCTTCTATACGACGCATCCTCCAATAGGCAAGTGTATAATCATTTGAGTCAGGTACAGGCCATAGGTTTATACGAGGAGCATCAACTAACCGCTCTATAAAAATTTGCAAAGGTCTTCCGGTTGATAGTTTATTAGATATAGCTGCATACGTGCTAACACTTATACGAGTTATACTAAGATCTGATTGTGTAGAAGTATTACCGGGGTTAGTACGAATAGCTTGTTCCAATAGGTCAATAGTATCTGCGGGTAACGTATATTGAGAAGTACCTGATGTTAAAGAGAGAGTTTTCTCTTCAATAGTCCACAAGTTTATACCACGATTCTGCCACTCAATAGTAAGAAGGTTCATAGACCTACGGGCAGTACGTAAATCGTACCCAGAACGCATCTCGCGGCCCGCACGTTCCCACGCTTCTTCAGCAATTTCTGTAAAGTTCATGTCAAACGCGGTTGTGTTCGATGTAGCCATTTATTTTTTCCTTTTTCGACGAGCAGCTTCTACGCGCCTTGGTTTACCTGCTGGCTGTCCAATCCGTTTTTTCTGACTAATACGTTTTCTTTTTTCAGAAGTTGACATTTCAGATGAAGTTTTTGGAGTTTTTGAAGACACACGTTTGCTTGGACGGCAATAAGGAGTTCCACGTTTTTCACCTTTTTTTCGACCACACGCCTTACCAGTGCGTACATCTTTCCAATCCTCTTTGAACCATCGTTTTAATGCCAGTCCTTTTTTTGTCTTGCGTACCGCCATAAAAGCCTCATCCGCACCTAACAGCGCGTTTTCTTCTAGCTAATCCCCCACTACGAAACTTTATAGTTCCTCCAGCAGCTTTCTTCTTCTTGCTACTGCTTTTTCCATAGTTAGCAGCACCAACTTTTCGACATTTTGCGATGGCTCCTGAAGCATATGCACTTGGAAAAACCCTATAGCGAGACTTTACCTTGTGGTAACAAGCATCTTTAGCCATATCAGGAGCCTTTCATAACTACCATTTTAGCAGCACGAACACCTTTTCGAGCCATACCAGCACCACGAACTTTGCCGCCTTTAGCACCACCTTTCTTTCTCATCATGCCACCCTCTGCTTTAAACAACTTAGCAAAGTCTTTACCTGTCATATTGGGGTTATCTTTAAGAAATTTTTTTCTATTAGCTTCATTTTTTTCGTAAGATGGTCCCTTTTTACTAGGTATATCTCTGCCTCTAAAACCTTCTTCTATTTCTTTAGCAGTAGGTTTACGTTTTACTGGCCCTTTTTCTGCTTTAATAACAGGGACTTTACCTCCTGTGTTCATCTTACCTTTACCATCAGCAGCATAGAAAGGAACTTTTTTTCCGTCTTTTTCAACCATTTTAAGTTTTTCCATAGAACTAACTCCGTTTGTCACTGTATAAATTATCAAAAGTTACTGATGGGTCCATATAACTTCCATCTGATTCTGCATTATGCGTCCACTGGCTTGGCTTAAAATCTGGAGCGCCTTTACCTGTTTCCCACAAAGCTGGACTTGTTGTCCTAACACGATTGTTAGGTAATGCTACTATGTTTCCTGTCCATGCTCCAGCATCTGTAAGCTCAATGACATGACTTTGCTTGTGTTGAGCAGGATCGTCTGCAATTCGTGAATCTGTATAATCAACAGTAAACATATACTTTCCAGTATAAAACTCTCCATCAATCTTACAAAGCCAAGGACTCGAACTTGTTCTGTCATATTCTATTACAGAGTGATTCCTAGAACTACAATCCCAAGGCTGTACAAGATGAGTCATCATTCTATCAGGCCATTCCTCTAATGGTGTGTCCGCAACAAGAGCTGTAATAGGCATCCTCGCCCACATAGCTCCTCCATGAATATTTTCGTCATCTGTATCATCACTTTCACAACCTGTAAAAATAACTTGAAAACTTAAACAACGGTCTGGAATCGTAGTAACTGCAATTGCCATAGCGTGAAGATATTCCCCACGATATTCTTCATGGTTATGTGTGAACTCTCTTCGCACCCAACAATGAAAATGAGGAATGTTGCTTTGTAAATATGCCATTACTTAGTTTTACCACCTCTAGCGTAGCCTTTCTTTCTCATACCACCTTTAGCAAAACCCTTCTTCTTCATACCGCCTTTAGCGTAACCTTTCTTTTTCATCATGCCGCCACCCATCATCTTCTTCTTACGGGTTCCGCCTTTTTTTGCGCCTTTTTTCTTCATAGCCATAATATAAAATCCTTCTTATGCTAATTTTGTTGTGTGCCTAACATTTCCAGCGTTTTCTAGCTTGTCTTAAACGACTATTAGGATCTTTAGCTGCTTTAGGAAACTTCTTCATTTGCCCTGCAGATCGAGCGCAATAAGACTTACGCCTGTTAGCAGCTTTACTTCCGGGTTTAACTTTACCTGTAACAGCGGTTTTTAACTTACTGCCGGGGTTTTTGCGACGGTACGCCGCTACTCCAGCCCTAGTCATACCTGCACCAGACTTAGTAGAGCGAAAGTTCTTTTTATTCCTTGCGGGCATATTATCGGGTTTACGTACGTTACCCCCAGATTTGTAGTATGTCCGCATAAAATTATCCTACATAAAATACCGTCATAGATGATAAGTGTGTCTGAGTGTAAACAACGTATCCACCATCAACAAATAAGATACCATCATCAGGAATATCTGGGTACTGTGTGGTATTTGCAGAAGCTACAGTATTAAACTGCATACGAATACCGCCAGTGGCAGAACCTTCTCTAAACGT